GGGCTTGCGGCCGATCAGCGAAAGGAACGGGGTTTCCTCGGGGGTGATCTGGTAGATTTTGTCCGCCAGTTCTTCGCGGTTTCCTACCGCGTCGTAAGTCTCGTAGGTGTTGGCAACCTGTGCCATTGTGTTTCTCCGTTAAAGATCAAGGTCCATGAGAGCGCCTACGCCGGCATCGAATGATCCGGTTTTGCGCAGTTGATCGGCCCTTACTTGTCTTTCGCGGGAGGTTTTATCCTTCGGGTCCATCCGCTTCTTTCCCGTCAAGACGGGTCGCGACTGGATAACTTCCTTGACGGCCGGGATGCGGTTGCGCGCCTTGCGATACGCCGTGAGGTCACGGAATATCCTGTAAACGCGGTGATCGATGGCCTCGTTAAGCTCCTCTTGCGAGTAGCCGTATTCGGTCATCGTCTCGACGGTATCGGCCCAGAATTTCTTCTGAACTTCCGGCTTTGCCAGATCGGGCATTGCCTCAAGAAGCTTTGCGGCCTCCGTCTTTCGCATCGTCTCTTTTTGGTCGGCTTGCTCTTTTGCGATCCTGTCCTGGTCGGACTTGGACGCACCATGCAGTTGGTTTAAAATGCCGATCCGGTCGTCATACTCAGCTTTCAACGCCGCATAGGTGATCGGATCAAAGTTGGGCGAATTGCGATCCAACAATGAGCGATCGGGGGGTTGCGGTACGTACTGCTGGGCTACCTGAAGAATAAAGTCCCGCTGCTCCTGTAAGGAACGAGCGTGTTGTTCCACTTCGGCCTTCTGGGCGGCCAAGGCTTCTCTTTCCTTGGCGTTTTCCTGGGTGCCGCGTGTGAACGATTGCTGCGATAGAAAACCGCGCTTGAGGTCTTGCACGGAGATCACAGTTCCGTCTTTCAGGCGCACATTCGCGGTATCGGCCGCAAACTTGCCACCTGTGACTTCGCCGGGTCCGTCTTCCTCCGGGGTTTCTTCCTCAGCGTCGGCGTCGGCTGCTTCCTCGGATTCGGGCTCTTCACCCTCTTCCGGCTCGACTTCCGCTTCGCCCTCTTCCTGGGCCTGATCTTCTTCCTTGAGGTCCGTTTCCGGGTCTTTCAGAATATCGGCTATCGAGTTCACGCCGTCATCGAATGACAACGGGTCGTCGCTACCAGTCCCCTCGACGGGGAGGTTGGTGTCAGACATTCAGTTTTCCTTTGGGTTAAGCCGGGAGTCGTTTATGCAAACGAGCCGGCGGTTTCCTGCACGTCGGCCGCCATGATGTAGCGGTCCAGAACGTTGCGGATTTCGGTGACCACGGCGACCTTCTGTTGAAGCCGCACAATGGCCGTATAATTGTCAGCATCGGCCTCCGCGAGCGCTTCAAGCGCTTCCGAGCGGATGTCATCCAATGCCTTGTTGAATAACTCGTCGTCCTTTAGCCTTGCGGCCTCTTTGGCGAGATGGTCGCTCATCAGGTCGTTGTGACAGCAGAAATCTTGTAAGGCGCCGTGCCGGGAGGCGGCTCAACGCCAAACGTCAGGATCTGGTCCGAGCCCACGCGAAAATCGGTGCCCGCAACGGCAGTAGGATTCGCCGCGACGAGGTAGGCGAAAATACCATCGGACGAAATCGTAATGAACTTGGTCTGCGCGTTGAATGCAGCGGATTGGCCGGCGGTCGCGGTGTACGTAATAACTTGCGTTGCTAGCGGAGGCTCAGCCCAGATATCAGGGCCGCCGGCAAGCTGCGGCTTCTTCGCATGTTCCTTGATCCAAAGCGTGCTCATGAACCCCTATTCTCCGCTGTGGCCGCAGCCATCTTTTGCTGGTGAGCCTCTTGGCTCTGCATGGTCTTGAACGCGCCGGCCTCCATCTGCTGGCGGTGCTGCTCGGCCTGCTGGGCCATCTGCTGCTGCTGTAGCTCGCGCTTCATCTGAAGCTCGGCCATCTTCAACTCGCGCTCGAACTCAAATTCCATGATCGCGAGCTGCTTCTTGAACTCGAAATCCTGCTGCGCCTGAACCATTTCGGCGTTGGTCTTTTGGTTCTGAGCCTCAATGTCGGCGTGCATCTGAACGGCCTCGATCTGGGCCTTTCGTTCATCCGCCTTCTGGTCAAGCTGGGCCTGCTGCTGTCCAAGAGCCAATTGCGTTTGCGCCTTGACCTTTTCCTTCTCCATCTCAGGATCAGGCCGGCTCGCCGCTTCCTGCTTCATCTGCTCGAGCATGTCGGGCTTGATATCGAGATAGAATTGATCCGGGTTCTTGATCCCCGCGCTTTCAGCCAGCTTGGTAGCTGTCATATTTATCTTCGGCACCATCTCAAGCGCCTGCGCTGAGAATCCTCCCTGTGCCAGCCGATCGGTCATCGCGATCTGAACATTCAAGATCTGGTTCAGCATCGCCATGTCGCGGTCGCGGGAGCCGGTCCCGAGCCCGATATTGATTGTGGCATCCATGTCCGCGTTCCAAGCCCTCGGGTCCATTTCAACCCAGGTGTCACGAAGCCGGATGGTGCGCGGTCGGTCCTGATGCTTGACGATCAGTTTAAGGATTTGACGGAATACCCGCTTCCAGCCCAATTCAGCCTGGTTGCGGGCGATCAACTCGACCTGTGAATAAGCCGAGTCCTTCTGGTTGTTCGAGGCAGTAGCAGTCTGGTTCTGCAAAGCCTCGGGATCTAGCGCCATAGTGGAGCGCGAGACTCCGGTGCGCATCTCCCTCACCTGGTCGAAGTGCTGAAGCGCCAGCAAAGCTTTGTCGCCGATGTACGGCACCACCATCGGGGTCGGCGGGAGAGACCCCTTCTTGTGCCATATTGTGGCGCCGAACTTGGGGCTTCTCAGGGTGTCGGGATTGGTGACCGAGTTCTCCTCGGCCGTTGTCATCGGGTTATTCACCCAATAAGTGTTGTCCAGGAATTGACGGGTTATGACCGTCTTGACACGCTGGATGTCGTTGGTGTCGTCGTAAATCGAGCGTGCGTCCCAACGGTGCGGGACCGGCTCGCAGGGGATATCGGAGAACGGCAGGTCATCTTCCCAGACTTCCCAATCCAGCAGTTCGCCGGTCGAACCAGAGCCCGCATAGAACGCCCTGATGGTCTCGGCTATGCCGTCGCCGTCGGTATCGGCCTTGACGTAGCACTCGAATAGCTCAACCAGTGCCATCGAATCGTCACCAACGTTATTGAAGAACGTGGCGCTTTCGGTTCTCGAAAGCTGCTCCTGCCGCATGGTGGAAAACCGATCGATCGGCAGGCTTTCAACAAGATCCTTGTCAAAGCCCATCTCGATCAAATCGGAGCGGGTAACATCGCGCCGATGCGCGGCGAACCTGGCATTTTCAATGGTCGTGGCTTCGCGATCCAGCAAGAAATCTTCCGGCTCTATGCACTCAACCTTTAACCGGCCGTTGCGCAGGATGCGCTTGACCTTGATATCGTGCGTCGGGAGCGATTGCTCGACAGGCTGGCCATCAGGGCCGGGGATAACGATCGACTGCGGGATGCCATCCTTGTGCGCCACGATCTCGACCGGCTGGTTCTTGTCGTGCAGCATGACCGCAATCTGGTCTTCGGTCAGGCCTGTATGCTCGGTGTACTCGCATTCCTCCTTGGCTTCCCACCAATGCTTGACGATGCCGTTGCCGAGCAGGAGCGAGTCATGCGTGGCGTCCCACATGATGCGGTAGCCCGGGTTATCCCGCATGAAAACGAAATTGGCGTACTCACTCGCCTGCTTTGAAAAGTTCTCATCGCCGGGCTTTTCCGGCTCATAATTGACCATGGTATCGGAGGCGGTAAATACCCGGATGATTCCGGGCAACATCCAGCCAAGAGTGTCCGCGACATCCCTTGAAACAACGGAGGACCGCCCGGCCGCTGCCGGCGTATCGGTCATTTCCCCGCGATAGTATTCCAGGGCCTTGGAACGCTTCTCCGATAGCTCGGTATCGTCATAGGTCAGGGCCGAGCTGATTTCCTGAGACAACAAGGCCTTCAGCCTGTCGTCATCCATCTTATCGTCCACTAGACGATCCAATCTTCGTCGGGCTCTTCAACCGCAGCCTTGCCGCGCGGGATCTCGTAGGAGACGCACATCAGGCCGAACGCATCCGCGCCGTGTGACGACCAATCGTGTTCAGGGCCAAGTAATGCCTCTCTGTCATCGTCAGATTTCTTTTCATGATACCAGCCAAGCGCATCGCGCCCGTCTTCGGTTGTCTCTTCATCGAAATAGATCATCCCAAACACGCGGCGGGCGGCTTCTACGCGCTGTTTCGCGGCACCCTTGCCCTGGTTCGGAATAACTGTGACAGCGTATCCAGCTGCCCCGAATGCGCTCTCAAACGAGGCGTCAATGATCCGGTCGTTCGTGGCGCCATCGTGGGGCAGATAGATATCCGCTACATCCGGCGTGTAACCCTTGGAGTGCAGCCAGCGAATATGCGTCGCGAGTGGCTGGCCCTGGGCCTCGTAGTAGTCTCGGGTTCGGATTTCCCGATCAATGAATTGCGCCGGCCACATCGCAAAGGCGTCGGCCTTGGCTCCAGTCCCGCCAATATCGACGTAAATGCGAACCCGCATATTCGGGTCAAACGAAACCCGCGTGATGCGCTTTTGCTCTTTCGCTCTCGTCAGGAACGGGGCGTAATAAGCACCCTCAACCGCCGTCACGAACGCGCCGCCCCAGACATGCTCGTATTGGTCCGGCCGCTTTTCTTGGTCATCCAGCCGGGTCCGCTCAAGCGTCGAAGGGAACCACGGGTTGTCCGTGTAGTTCATCTGGACGATCTTGGCGCCAGCCGGCGGGTTTTCTCTAAACCGTTTGTGCGTTGCGCTCTTCTTGCGCTCCGGGTTCCACGTCACCCAGATCTCAGCGCCCTCTTCGCGCACTGTCGGGATTGCCTTAGACCACGCGGCTTCCGAAACCGGCTCGGCTTCATCCACCCATAGAAGCAGAATCTTGGCCTTGGACTTGATGCTGTCCAGGTTATGGCGCAGACCGATAAAGGCGAACGATACGCGCCCGTCCTTGGTCCTGACGAATTTCTCGCCAACCTCGTATCTCGCAGAGAGCCACGGCTCTTCTAGGATTGCCGCCTTGACCTCAGCCAAAGAGCTTTCATCCAGCGAGTTCATAAACTCACGACCGCAGACAATCACGCCAGCGCGGCCAGCCTCAGCGAACATCATCCCGCGAACCGCCGCCATCTTGGCGAATGTTCTGGTCTTTGCGGAGCCACGGCCACCATGGGCGCCGCGATACATCGCCTCCCCGGTAAAGACCGGAACGAGCTTGTCAGGTATCCTTAGTTGCGGAACGGACACCGATTAACTCGATCTGAGTAAACTGGATCGGAGGGCCATCTTCATCCCCCGATATCGGTTGAGTTGGCTTGCCCCAGCCACGATCTAACAGCGCATTAGCCGCCGCGACCCGCGCACTCTCTCCCTCACCGTTCTGTGCGATCCCGGCTAATGTCTGGATCGCCATTTCAGTGTATGAACGCGCCAAAGAGCGGATTTCGCTAGGTGCTTTAGCCATTTACGTTAGGGGTCTGTACCAATTTGAATGCTTCGATCACGTCTTCGGTTCTTGCCGGCGACGGGAGCCGGACTTGCCGCCCCTTATAGGTATAAACCTCGGTACGGCCGCCATCCTCATAGTCCATGATTACGCCAGCCAGACCGGCTCCCCGCAAAAGATTGATGCTCACTTCAATTCAGGCCCGAAGTTCAATCGCTGGTATTCTGTCACAGGGCCGTATTTCTCCCTGACTTGACGATACCAGGCGTTGCTTAGTTCTTTCGCCGTGAAGACCGGCTTTTCTTCCTCATCAGGCTTTGGCTGATCGGTCATGCCGGGTCTTTCTCGGGAGCAACGTATGGGATCATCTCACAGGGAGATGTGTCCTCCTGCAAGGCAGCGGATACTATCTCCATGCCTTCGCTGTACATCCGAGCGAGGTCGGGAGATTTGTTCTTGAAGTCTATGCCGTAGATGACTTCGCCCACTCTATGCATTCCCTGCTGGCACAGCAGACTCCAACCATTCGCGCGCCACTTTTGTTTGCAGCGCGAATAAATCAATGTTTGATGGTAATGTACCAAGTGCCACCAGCTTAGCTGCCTCAAATCGAGCGGCGCTCGCTATGGCATTCTCGAAGGCCTGCACGGGCCACTGATTCTGAAAGCAGACAGCCAGCATCGAAGTACCCACCCTATAGGTACCGGACGAACGCACCTCTATAAACCAGCACTCCGGCGGCTTTTAACCAGACTCGGGGGGTTGAGTGAGCGCGGTGTAGGGTGGTTCGTCCGATTGGAATTTAGAACGAAAAAACCGCCCGACAGGTTTCCCCGGG